CAGGGCCTTGATAGCCCAGGTAGAGCGGGACGTTGCCAAGTTTGCCGTTGACGCCGGGGACCTAATCACCCAGGCCCAACGGGACGCGGTAGGGATAGCCGAGGCAGGGGTCCGGTCCACCGTCGACGCCCGCCTCCCGGTAGGGATCAGTACCGATACCCTGGCGGCGGTAGGGGTGGAATGGAATACCCTTCCTGCTGGCGCTGTGGAGGCGTTTGCGGGCATCTCCGGGGATGGTGCGCCTCTGGGTCGGCTATTGGCCCCATTGGGCCAGGAAACGGCTCAGGGTGTCACGGAGGGCATATCTCAGGGGATAGCCAGGGGGTTCTCCCCCCGCAAGACGGCAGCCCTTATCACCGACAAGACTGGTTTGGGGTTGACCCGGTCCTTGCTGATCAGCCGAACGGAAACCCTCCGGGCCTACCGGGAGTCCACCAGGGCGATCTACGAAAGCAATAAGGCCGTGGTCAAGGGATGGCGGCGTGTGGCAGCCCATGATGGCCGCACTTGTTTCGGTTGTCTAGCGTTGGATGGTACACTGTATCGGACAAACGAACCCATCGACGCCCATCCGGGGTGCCGTTGCGCCATGGTTCCAGAAACGATTACCTACGCTGATCTGGGGCTTAATGTGCCAGAGGATAATCGGAAGCGGGAATTAGGGACGGAGTGGTTTGAACGTCAACCAGAGGGGCAGCAGCGGCAAATGATGGGGCGCAAGACGTTTGAAGCCTGGAAGGGCGGCAAGTTCAAGCTGGAGGACATGGCAAAAGTCACCAGTGACCCCGTCTGGGGGAAGTCAGCCGTCCAGAAACCGCTACAAGAATTGGTAGCATAACGAGGGAGGAAGCATGACTACGCTAACAACAAACGGTGAACCTGTGGAATACTACGCCCAGTCAGTTGGCACCACCAGGCCCGTCCCGATCATTCGGGTAAGCCGGGCCACCAGGCCCCCAACCCGGTGGTGCCCGTTCTGTGACCACGCTAGCCAGGTATCAGACCATCACCCGGTCTGTCCCAAGTGTCACGCTATGTTCTTAACGGCGGACGCGGTAGAGGGAGCGGCCAGGGTAGCCAATGCCCTGGGGCGGCCCCTGGTCATTGAGGCGCCGGAACCGGAAGAACCCGAATTGGTCCATAAGCCTGGTATGGGGTTTGACGGGTGGTCGTTCGACGACCTGGCGGATCGGGCAGAGAAAGCCAAGGCCGAGAACGACATTACCTTGCTAATCGAGATTGCCGAGGAAATAGAGACCCGCCAGGCGGCGACGGCCTGGGCGGCGTCCCACCCAGGAAGGCCGGTAGAGCCAGTAGCGCCCCTCCAGAGCCCAGAGGAAGAAAACGAGACCGACGCCATGTCGTTCCATTGTCCGACCTGTGACGCGGCCCCAGGGACGACTTGTACGACCACCGGCGGGAACATAGCCGAGCAGGCCCACGCGGCCAGGGGCAAGGGTTAGCTTGAACTGCTACAGGTGTAAAAGTTCCAGCCTGGTACTGGCGACGTTGACCGAGGAACAGGGGATCGCCTATCCTGTGCTGGGTCTGGTCCTACGGCGGTGTCAATCCTGTGGCCTGGAACAGAACCACTACAAAGAGAACGAACGGAACGACGAACCCCTGGACCCATTCGACGCAGCCGACCACGCCCCGATCATGGGCAAGGACGGACTCGTAACGGAGGCAGCAAGGCTATGGGTAAAGCCAACGGAGGAAGTTCTAGCCGAGCGGGCACAGCGCAAAAGGGACACCCAGGTAGTCACGGAGGAAAGCCCAAGTCCCCTAGTGGTCGTGTCAAACCTGGGCCACCGAAAGACAAACGGCTAAAGGGGAACAAGTAGTGATTGACTGGCTGCGGTTTCTGCAACGGGCAGTGGTCTTGGGGCGTTGGCATACACCTTACGCTAGGGCCATTTATCGTTCTCTGCACACAGGTAATTGGGCTAACATCCGGTCATTCGGGAGTGGACAATGAGCATCGAACACGCCGGACAGAAGTGGCGCATCGTCAAGACCAAGGACCCCATCGGCGGGGACCGGAAAAACCGCAGCATTCTTGGGGAAACCGACGAAGCGGACAACCTGATTATCATCGACGGGACTCTGCCCAAGACGCGCCAGGCCGAGGTTCTGTTACATGAACTGGTCCATATCGCTGATATGACAGTCCCGGAGTTCGCCGTTTCCAATATCGCTAAAAACCTCTACGGCATCCTGGTCAACAACAAGGTTCTGCGGACGGCTTGGGTGGACGATATCCTGGACGGTACCGCGACGGCTGCCGAGGCGGCTCGTGTCAATGAGACCTCCAAGGAAATCAAGGAAGGCGTGGCGATGTTCTTCTACGGGGTCGACGAGAGCCCTTGGGCCGGGCCGGGCATTGTAGAGACTGGTCTGCCGGGGATGCACAAGTACAGCCTGGATATCAAAACCCAGGATGGCAGGGTCAACCGTACCGCTGCCCGAAAGGCCGAGGCGTCCATTATCACCGGCCAACGGGTCTACAATTATCGGCAGCTATCCCGCGAACTGGTCACCGTAATGGCGGACCTGGGGGAGACGCCCCACCAACGCATTCTGGAATGGGCCAGAGGGTAGGGATGGCGGACACCGCTGTAGATGTGCCCCCGCCCCTCTACGAAGCGATTCTGGGCTTCATCCGGGACCAGAAGCATGGCAACATCACCTTGAACATCAAGGCCGGACAAATCGTGTCCTGGAGTCTTACGGAGATTGGAAGGATTGACAAGTGTAAGGACCCGGCCCTAGAATAACCCTTAGCGAAGGGCAACCTGAGCAACAGGCCCCTTGTGGCTGACCCCGATGCAGGCCGGGAGCAATCCCCGCCGGAGTCTAGGGTCCCCACAAGGGGCCTTATTTTTTGCCCATCGTTCTGACCCCGGCAGTAACCGGGAGATTACCGCCCCACCTGGCGGTCAAAAATGAGGCGAAGAAATGACACAGCCAGAGGTCAAGGACCCGGAACCAAATAAGGACCCCGCCAGTAATCCACCGGCCACTACGCCCCCGGCGGGAATGGTGACCCAGGAACAGGCCAACGCTATGGCGGCGGCGGCCCGTCGAGAGGAAGCGGCCAAGGCCATGCCAGACTCCGAGCTGGAGGAGTTGAAGGCCAAGGCGGCCAAGGCCGACGAACTGGAAAGGGCCAATATGACCGAGACCGAACGGCTGCAAAAGGAACTAGCCACCGAGCAACAGAGCAAGGCGCGGCTAGAGGGAACCATCGCCGATGTAATGATATCGGCGGACGTTAAGACCAAGGCGGTAATGGCCGGGATCATTGACCCGGAGGCCGCCCTGGCGCTGATAGATCGGGGGAAGGTCCGGTATACACCGGAGGAAGGCGTAACAGGCACCGATGAGGCCCTAACGAACCTGGTAGCTGCCAAGCCCTACCTCAAAGGGACCCCCGCATCGAACCCCGCCCCCAACATGAATCGTGGACCTGGAGACCCGGCCAACACCCCGGTACCTCTGACCGAAGCCCAGCGGGCAACCGCCCAGAGGATGGGTATCCCAGAGGACAAGTATGCCGAGTCGTTGGCAGGGAACAGGACACAGTAACGGGAGGCCAAGATGGCACAAGGCTTTAACTGGGCTTACAACCTCTACGGGGGCCGCCCCCAGATCGATGTTCTGGTTATGCAGGACACCGAAACACTTACCAAGGGAGACCTACTATCCGCACAGACCAACGGACGGGCGGACCTGGCGGCTACCAATGACGCCGATATGATCGGCCTCATGCAAGGGCCGGAAAACCCAGCGGACGCTACCGTTGGACAGCCTGGCGTAGTCGCCGGAACCACGGCGGTAACCAGGGTAAAAGTCCTTGTGAGCCCTGACGCCGTGTATGAGGACGTAGACGACACCAATGCCCGGAACCTGGGGGTTACTCTGGATATCTCCGGGGCTACCGGAGCAATGGCATTGGCAGCCGACTCAAACAGCGACGTTCGGGTCATTGGCCGGAAGGAACAGAACGCCGATCCGACCCGGTTTATGATCGTTCAAGCCGAACACATCTACTTTTAGGTAGTTAACAAGGGTCATTCGTTCATAGGGAGAATTGAAAAATGGTACTTTCAGCAGGGAGCTTTGCAGACCTATTAGAGCCGGGCCTCCGGGTCTGGTTCTTTGAGGAACTGGGGCGACCGGACCCACTTATGGAGATGTTGTTCGGTCAATCCGTTTCCACCAAGTTTACCGAGCATTACCAGGGCATGGGGGCCATCGGCCTGGTGCCGCCCTGGAATGGCACAGTCCCTTACGAGGACTTTGACGCCGGTTACCGGGTGGACATTCGTAACTACCAGTTTGCCAAGGGTATGCAAGTCGAGCGGGAACTGGTGGATGACGATCAATACAACGCCATAGAGACCAGGGCTCGTAACCTCGGCCTGGCCTTCGCAAACACCATTGAGACCGACGCGGCCAACGTCTTTATCAATGGCTTTACCGATGCAGGGACCAACCGGATGGGCGCGTCCACGGACGGTGCTGATGCTGTGGGACTGTTGTCCACAGCCCACCCACAGAGTCCGGTTAACACTGGGAACACTCAATCCAACGAAGGAACCCTGGCGTTGAGTCTCCCCAACTTGGATACTACCCGCCAGCTTATGCGGAACTACACCGATGACAAGGGCGAACTGGTGGGGGTAAACCCCGATATGTTGCTGGTACCCTCCGAACTGGAGCGCACAGCTACCCAGATCGTGAATGAGCGGGCCCTGTACGAACCGGGGTCGGCCCAGTTCGACGTTAATATGTTCGCTGGTCGCATCCGCCCTGTGGTCTGGAACAGGCTTACCGACGCCAACGCCTGGTTCCTGATCGACAGCCGGAAGATGAAACAGATGCTCAAATTCCAGTGGCGGGTCCGCCCGGAGTTCAACCAGGAAAAGAACTTCGACTCCATGCTGTCCAAGTTCGTGGGATACATGCGGTATGGCATCGGCTGGACCGATTGGCGCTGGATTCACGGCCAGAACCCATCCTAAGTAACACAGGGCTAGGGGCCGGGTAGTTCCGGCCTGAGACCCAAGGGAGGAAATCAAATGCGTAAACTAAGACAGGCCCACCGGGTTAACCTGGCACTGGCTGTCTTGGTCGCCGTCCTTACTGTGTTGGTTGGGGTGGGGGCCATGATTCGCCAAGAATACCAGGTCCAGAGGGCCAAGGCCCAGACCTGGAGACGTTTGGGGCACTGGGCGCTGCTACCCGTGGCCGGTGGACAAACCAATTACCCCCAGGGCATCCGTAGCAGGGGGGTTCCCGTCGGCGGTGGAAACTTACCAGTGACAGGCGGGGACGTTATCCATCTTGATTCCGGTCACACTAACGCTAACGACGGCAACGATGGGACCGACCCGCGGTTTCCCATGGCGACACTCGACGCGGCCATAGGTCGATGTACGGCGAACAACGGCGACATTATCCTGGGATACCCTGGCCATGTGGATTCTATCGGCGACGCACAGATTGACGCAGACGTAGCCGGTATTAGCATCATAGGCATGGGGAACGGACCAGATCGGCCCCGGATAGATTATGACCACGCCAACGCCAGCCTGGATATCGGTGCCAACGGAGTGATGGTCCGTAACTGGACTTTTCGCCCCTCGGTTACTGCCGTCTTGATTGGCATTGACATAGAGGCGACCGTTACCCACACTCGGCTAGAGGACTTAGAGTTTCTACCTGGGGAAGCGGGCGACGGAACCGACGAATTCGTAACCGGCATCGAATTAAAAGCGACCTGCACCGGGACGAAGATAATCGGCTTAGAATATTATCATCATGCCTCCGCTGCTGGTGCGGAACAGGCCGTCCACGTCAACGGGATAAGCGACCGGGTTTATATCGGTCACTTCTGGATTGAGATTACCGGAGCGGCTGCCGTAGCGGGTATCTTATTCACCGGTGTCTCTACCCGGTCCCTAATCGAGGAAGGCGTAATAACGTCCGATGCGGAACCAGGCATACAGGGCGACGGCGCCAACACCGGCATAATTCGGAATGTAACCATCTTCTCGGACTTGGCGACTATCGACGCCGCTACCGTACAGACAGGGATGGCGCACGATAACGTCAATTACATTGAAGTTGGAAACGAAGCCGAAACCCAAGTCAAGACCCCGTCGGTCGACGACTAAGGGGGATAACCGATGGCCTTTGAAAAGACGCGGGAATCCCGTCGGTACTACAAAACGTCCGGGGAGCGATTCCCGGACCAGGTACCGCTACCCAAGGCGAATACTGGACCGGGCCTCGTGGGGGCTGTGGTCTACCCTTCCATCCAAACAGGGTCGATCTGTACTATCGTGGGGCCTACGCCAGATCGTGGGGACAGGTTTATCTACGACGCTGATGAAAAGGTCTGGCTGGAAATGGAAGGCGTCGAGGATACCAACGAACGACTGGAGGAAGTCTGCCAGCTATTAACGGACTTACTCAGGGACCAGAATGAAATTCGCCGGGCCATCGTGGCCGTGGCAAACAGCGACGATCTGTTCCCCGATGGGGAGCGATTCAACCCGACCGATGATGAATAGTTCGGCGGGTAACAGGAGCGTGAACAGACATGGCTAGAATCATCATTGAAGGACTGGACGCCGACGTACTAGAAGGGCGGGCGCTACGCACTACCGCAGGTGATGCCAAGGCAGCGAACGGTAACTACTTTTCCCAGATGGTTACGCCGTTGGGGTTGGCTATCCCGATCTATACAGCCACCGCCATCGTCGGCGGGCTGCCGATCTGGAACCCTGCGGACTCCGGCGTAATCGTCCGGCTAGTTCGGTTCACCACCAACCGGGTAAGCGGTACGGCAGCCGTAAACTCGTTCAACCTTATGGCCCGGACCCAAATGGGCTCTAACGTAGCCACCGCCCATGAAATCACCGCTTTTGCGGAGACAAAGCCCATCAGCGGTCGTCTAAGCGAAATCAACGCCCTGGCTGGTCGTGGCGGCGGAGCCGCTACCCAGGTAAGGTCCTCTAACGCCGGGACTGTGACCATCGTCGCCGGGGTAGCGGAAGAGGCCGTCCGGGGGCTGGGTGGGTCCGGTGTTGAAGCTGACGCCACCGCCAACGGTATCAGCCGTATTGACCATCTGTTCCATGGGTCGGTCGACGTATATCCCGGTACTATGGTCTGGGTCGCTGGGCGCCTAGCTTCCGTTGCGCTCTATAACTCTTGCATCGAGTGGGAAGAAGTCCCGGTCTAACCCACCCTGCGACCAACAGGTAGTAGCAATCAGGCCCCCAGCTAACCCCTGGGGGCCGTTTAGCAGAGGGCAAGATGGGAAGATTAGAGACTAGGAAAATTAAGGTAACTGGGGCGGGGTCTGCCGGCTCCGCCACTGGGTCCGCTGTTGAGACGGTCCCGCCCTGTTATTTCATAGGGGTGTACGTTGACTTTACCAGTGCCCCCTCCACCACCGACACGACCATCAAGGCGTTGGCTAACAGCGACGTGGGGGAACAGACCATCGTGGTCCTAACCAACAACAATACAGACGGATGGCAATACCCCCGGCGCCAGGTAGAAGATAATGCTGGGGCAGCGGTGACCGGGGCCTATGACAAGTTCTTTGTCCCTGGGGCCGTTGAGGTAAGCATAGCCCAGGGCGATGCAGTTACCGATGAGGTAATCGCCTACGTCGTCATTGAGGTACCGTAATGGCTATTGGAGCGTCTACATACGACGATACTTCGACCACCGACCGGAACCGGTGCCGCCGATACATGGGGGACACCAGAGTAGGTACCGACGTGGCGCTGTTTAGTGACGCTGAGTGGGACGACTTCCTAGTTACCGAGGTCACCATCAACAAGGCCATAGCGTTGGCTTGTGAGACTATGGCTAACCGGGCCGCCGAGGACTTCGACTTTAGCGCCGACGGGTCCAATTTTCGCCGATCAGCCCGGTATGAACACTGGATGAAACAAGCGTCCAGGTGGCGGCGGAAGTCGCTCCCGTCTGTGGTGGTCATGCCCACGCCGGTGGACGGGTTCTCTCAGAACACCGACGCCGACGCTGTGACAGCCACACAGCAGGACGAAACGTGGCCGTTCCTCCAGTAGCCCACCAGCTATCCGAGTTGAGGGTCCTGACAGATGGGCGAGTTGCCTGGGTCTGCCGCCTTGGCTGTCCAGGCTGTGCGGTGGCCAGCCCCCCTCCAGAGCCCCCGACATTCCTGCGCTTAGGGAGAAACTAGAATGCTTGACGGACGGCAGCTATCCCTAATCCGAGAGACGGTCGAGGCCAGTCTGGATATAACGGTCGATCTGTTGACGCCGAACGCTATTAGCGATGGCAGGGGCGGGATGGATCGGTCCTTCACAATCAGCCACGCGGGGATCAGGGCCCGGATAGCGGAGCGTACCGGCAAGGAAGCCCCGTTCATGGGCCGGGAGGACGTGATCGCTGAATACGTGTTGACCGTGGCCCACGATCAGGACGTAGATGAGACGGCCAGGGTCGACCACAACGGCCAGCTATACGAGGTTGTATTCGTCAACACCGACAAGTCCTATGGGACGGCCCGCAGATGCCTAATACACCGGCTATAGGCCCCTGGCTGTTATGCGGGACCTGTGGCAGCAAAGTAGGGCGGGGTGACCTAACCGGTCTCAAAGGATGGCTAGAACTCCAATGCCGTCAATCCAAATGCAAAGCCTTAACGGTATTTGCACCCCCCAAGCCTAACTACGTCCCGGACGGTCGGGGCGGGGTGATGATTGACAGCCACTAGAGGCCGGGTGGTATGCTGGTCAGGTATCGTTTGGCGGAGGGCCGGGACTCCCCCTCCAGAGAACCGGCCCGGCCCCTTCCCATAATAGTCCCCTGGTGGCCCTGAGAGGCCCGTTGGGGCGGTCCTACAACCGAAGGTAACTAGAGGCCCAAAGAGGCCCGGAGACGCGCTGTATGGCGTTCTCCGGGCTTTTTGTTTGGGGGTAAGATGGCTGACTACCCACCCAATACGATCATCATTTCGGGCGAACAAGGGATCAACGAATTGTTGGCAATGGTGTATGACGCTTGGGATAAGGACGTGGATTACCGGTTGGTGTTCCATCTTGATGAGAATCATCCGGCGGGCGTAGACATGAATGAACTTGCCCCATACGACGCTTGCCCCAAGATTGTTTTCACACAACTGCCGATCAAGGGGGCGTCTGGTTAATGCCCTACGTAATGACAGCCAAGGTGACCAACGACACCCTGGGGCGGCTGGTCCTGGGCTTGGTTCCGAAGTTGGAGAACGTTCTGGACAAAGCTGCCCACGATGTTGAGGGCAGGGCCAAGGCCCTTGTCCCGGTGGACACCGGCGCGACCAAGAACTCCATAACGGTGTCTGGTAACGGCCTGGAGCGACGGATAGGGCCCAGTACCGAGTATGCTCCCTCCCTGGAGTTTGGGACCGTCCGCATGGCCGCCAGGCCGTTTCTTACCCCGGCAATTGAACAGGTGGGCCCAGGATTCGCCAGGGCTGTGGGGCAACTCTTTGGCTAACTTCCGGGATGAGGTAGAGGCGGCCTTAATGACTGTCTTGAATGTCCAGTCGGTCTTAAACAAGGCGACGGGCGGGATATGGAACAGTTACGTTCCCGACAACATCGACCCGCCCTGGGTCAAGTTCCAGGCCATCGCCAAACTAGACGATTACCCGACCTATACCATCCGGGGGGTCGACGCTCTTTACCAGGTTCTAGCGATCTCTGACTCCCCCTGGCCCAAGGAAGCGACCGAGATTGACACACTGGTTGATGCAGTCCTTCAGAATGCCGCCCTTAGTATGTCCAGCTACAGCTTGTTATGGATGCGCCGGGAGTCGGACCTGTACTTAACGGAAATGAGAGGGTCGGACATGTGGCAATCGACCGGTGGCCTATGGCGCATAGTCGCCGATGAGTCCTGAGCATGTTCACTACTGGATCATCGACACAGCCGAGGGGAGAACAAGCTGGGGATATTGCCAGACCCCCAATTGTCCCATCGGGGCCAAGCAGTTTACCAACATAATCATGGCCGACGACTTTAACATCTGGCAGGAAGTAGAGAATGAACGCAAACGACGCGGCAAATAGACTGGAACAGGCGGCCCGACAGGGGGAGACCAGGCTTGAGGGGGGCCAGGTATATGTCCCGCCACCCCGAATGCTAATTGCCCTAAAGCGGTTCCGGTTGACTCAGGGGCCTAGCAGCCCTGACCCGGTGATCCTGATATGCGAAGGGGATCAATTTACCCTGGACGGTGATGAGCCGGGCATTTCCGAGGAAGGGCTCATACGAATGGGGATGGCGAAACGTGCAGATTATCGAGGATAGGGAAGTCTGGTATATCGCCCTGGTTCGTTTGGAGATACAGAACGCTCCTGGGGCAGTTCCTCCCAAGACGCCAGTTGCCAAGGGGGAACGATTCCAGATGGACGGGGACGAAATAACCGATCTGGCACAACTGCTTCGGGTCCGGGCGGTTCAAATATATACCGGGTCCCCAGTCCAGGAACGGCTCAGAGAGGACGCCCTAAAAGCTATGGAGTTCAAACGGAAGAATGAAACTACGGGTCTAGGTAAGTTTAGGAACCGGAGTTAACTATGGCACGTATTCACGCCAAAAGCGTTGCCCATTACGCTGATGAGTTCGATTTTTCCGGGTTGTCCAACACGGCGGAGCTTCTAGTCGAAACAGCCATAGCCGACGCAACGGCCTTTGCCGATACAGACATGACCTATCTTCAAGGCAAAGGTAGTTTTGCCTTTAACATAAACGGGTTCTTCGACGGGACCGGTGGCTATGACGCCGAGATGTTCATAGACCTAACGGCAACTGCCCGCGCCGTTGGGGTGTATCACGACAACATTGGTGGCAGTCTAGGTTACGAGGGGCAGACCATCGTACAAAGCCAGTCCAGGGCGGCGAACATCGGGGCCGCTTGTGTCCTGGACGTGAACTGGCTAGGCGAGTCGGTGGTTCATCGGTCGGTGATTCTACATGCTGCGACCGCGCAAGCGGCGACGGAAAATGGTACAGAACGGGAAGCTGGGGCACTGTCGTCCGGCCAGACCGGGCGCGGCATTCTCCGGTTGTTGGCCGCCCCAGGTGGGGCAGGCAACAACACCCTTGATGTAAAGATTCAGCACGATACCACGGGCTTTCCATCTCCAACGGACGAAATTACCTTCACTCAGTTGGATCAGGCGAGTGTGGCTCTGTCAGAAGTCATCACGGATACGACTACGACCACAGATACATTCTGGCGGGTTGTAATCACCTATGCCGGGGCTGGGTCCCGGACATTCTCCATCGTGGTCGGTTTCGGCATATATCTAACTTAAAGGGGGTGACAGGTTGGCAAGAACCCATGGCAAGGACGTTAATTTTACCTACAACAGCGTGGCAATTGAGGATGAACTAAATACGGTCACCCTCACCATGGACGTGAACGAGGCGGACGCCACGGCGTTTGCCGATACTTACGCGGTCCCCCTTGCGGGGAAAAAATCGGGAGTGTTTGAACTCCAGGGAACCGTAGACCCGGCGGTATCCCAGGGGGTGGACACTCTATTCGACGCCCGGCTAGATGGGGCAAAGTCCGCAACGTTCGCTCCAACTGGAGGGAGTGTGGGCGCTAACGATCCCCACTTTACAACCACGGCGTCCGGGTTGACCGGGTCGTTGTTCCAGTCCCTTCGCATTGTCTACAACGTTGGCGATGTGGCCCGGTATACGGCCATCCTCCAGAATTCGGGGGAAACGGTAAGGGCAGTGGCATAGAGGCCCCTTAAAACGGCTCACAGGGCCGGGAAACACCATTCTAGTAAACGACGGAGGTATCAAGTGGCACGCACACATGGCAAGGACGCAGATTTCAGTTTCGACAGTGTCGCCCTTGAAGATGAATTGAACACTGTTACTTTAACGTTCGATGTACCAGAGGCGGACGCCACGGCCTTCGCCGATACTTATCAAGTGCCTATAGCCGGTAAGCCCACAGCGACCATCGAGGTCCAAGGATCATGGGACCCGGCATCTTCCCAGGGTGACGCTACGATCTTCAATGAACTGGGCCTTGAGGCCGAAGAATGGGACTTTGAACCGGACGGTACAACCGGGTACGACGGCTTTGCGATCTGCACCCGGTATCAGATCGTCGCTAACATCAACGACGTAATCCGGTACTCGGCGACTTTCCGCCACAACGGCGGTTCGGCGGCCATAGATGGGGCCGCTCCCAGACGGGCATAGCACCTACTAGGGCTTAAAGGAAATGGGGTTGGTCGCGTCATAGTGCGATGGATGAAAGAAGCGGTTGAAATGCCCGCCGTTCCAACCCGATTGCTGGGGCGGCCCTAGAGGACGTTCTGATAGGCGGCGTCCTCTAGGGTTTAGCCCCTCCAAAATCTATAGAACATACGTCCGGGTATAAAAAAGAGGGTCCGTTATACATTGTTCAACTAACAAGAGAGACCCCGGTTAAAACGGCTTAGAATGCCATCTGAGCTATTTGACAAACAATAAAAACTGTGATTTTGGCCGGAATTTAATAAAAGGACAGGGAATTATGACACAGCCAGCGGGCCAAGAGCCCCAACAGCAAACCGCCCTAGAGGCCCCAGAGGCCCAACTGAAAGCCCCGAAAATCCCCTGGGAAGAAATCCCATCCGACGATTGTGTGGTCCACATCGGGCAGGTCATTGAAAATGGCGTTGTCGTCCATGAGGGCCAGGCGTTCTACCCCCATGAAGGCGAGTCGGTGACGGTCCTGGCATTAACCACTGTTGCGGAAATCATCGTTATTGGGCAATTGATTACATTTGCCGACCAGGACCCAAACGCCGATGGCGCGGCCAATGTAGGGGAGCATTTCGGCCAACTCTGCAAAGTTCTATCCAAGCGGATAATCCAATGGAATTGGACCGACATGATGGGCGAACCTATGGACCAGCCTAGAGGGCGCCCCGATATTCTAGCGGGGTTAACTGGGGAGGAACTGGTCTACCTTACTGGCCTTGCAGCCAGCCCTCAGTCTGACGAGACGAGAAAAAACGGCTCAGGGCCTTCGGTAGATTCCTCTTCCAAGGCCCCGACGACAACGAGCCCCAGCCGCCAGAGGCGCTAATAAGCGAGATATGTTCGGCCTTTGGGTGTACCCCGGCAGAGGCCGAGGCCATGAACTTTAAGCAAGCCTGGGGGATTATGACATACCGGAACCTCCAACACATCAAAGCCAAGATCAACCGGGAGGGTGGCGGCATGATGGACCTTACCCCGGAGGAAGCCGACCTATGGTTGGAAACTACACTGGTGGCTAACGACGAATAATGGCGGAAGCTCACACAGTTTCAGTGTTATTGAAACTCAAGGATGAGGCCAGCAGGGGCATTCAGCAGGCCGACAGAACCATGGGTAAATTCGCTGCTGGGGTCCAGAAACACCAAGCGGCGTTCCGGGCTACTGGGTTAGCGATCACGGCCATGGGCGCGGCCATGGTGGGGCTTGCCGGTGTCTCGGTTAAGGCTGCCTCCAATTTGGAAGAATCCATCAACGCTGTCCAGGTAGTATTCGGTGAAGGGTCTAAAGGGATTCTGGAGTTCGGAAAAAACGCAGCCACGTCGGTGGGTTTGTCCGCACAAGCCTTTAACCAGATGGCAACCATTACCGGGGCCCTGCTGAAAGATACTGGGATAAGTATGGACAAGGTAGCGGAACGAACCAATGCGTTGACCGTCCGGGCGGCCGATATGGCTTCGGTATTCAACACCGATGTTAAGGATGCTATGTCGGCGATCAACCAGGCCCTACGGGGGGAGACCGAGGCGATTAGGCGCTACGCGGGCGACGTGACAGACGCCAGCCTGGAGACCTTCCGGTTGGCCCAGGGGATTAACAAGGCCGTGGGTGAAATGACCGAGCAAGAGAAGCGATTGCTGCGGATCGACTTAATTATGGCTCAAACGGCCGTTACCGCTGGGGATTTCGCTAATACATCTGACAGCTTGGCTAACCAGTTACGGATAAGCAAGGCTGTCCTCGGTGACGTAGCCGCAGAACTTGGAACGGTTCTGCTGCCAATGGTGGCGGATGCTGCGGTACGGTTTGGGAACATGGCGAAAACCGTGGCAGCGTGGACCAAGGAACACCCACAGCTTACCAAAGCCCTGGTAATCGCTGGGGCTGCCATCGGTGCATTTATGCTAGTCCTGGGGCCCCTGCTGATCGTCCTTCCCGGTCTCATTGCGGCGTTGCCCATAGTAGCGGCGGGCTTTACTGCCCTGGGTCCAGCTATAAGCGTGGCGTTCGGTCCCATCGGCATTCTAGCGGTTGCCATAGCCGCATTGACTGTTCTTATGCTAAAGAACCAGGACGTGGTTCTGGAATGGACGGCAAAGGCGTCCAGGGCTTATGCCAGCTACGCCCGGTTGGTTGGCAATGATACGCTAGCCTCTCAGTTAGAGACCGTGGCAATCAAACTGGAGGGGATGGCTAGAGAGTCTAGGAAGGTCCAGAAAGACGCCGACGCATTGGGAAAGTCGCTTGATTTCACTTCCCCTAAATTTGCGGCCGTGGGGAATGAGGCTTTCAAGGCGGCAGAAAAGGTAAAGGCATTTGGCGACAGTGCTGCTAGTATATCAACCCAAGATACATTTGCTATGTTGGACACCCAACGGGCGGAATCCACCCGTAAGGCATCGGAAAAACTCAACCAAGAACTGGCCGCCCTTGAACAAAAGCGCATCGACGACAAGATCGCTATTGCCAGGGTTGGTGCCAGTGCCATCGACGATATGCTGGCCCAAGAACTGGGATCGTTCACCGGCTTTTCAAAGAAGATGACTGATGTACAAGCGCGGTTTAACCAGCAACAATTGGACGATCAGAACCGGGCTAATGCGGAAAGAGTTAAGGCCGCCGAAGATGCCGATGCAGCCATTGTTAAGAGCCGGGAGGCTGCGGTACGCAGCTTACGGGCTGCAATGCTCCGGCAGACGGAGAGTATACAAGGCACTATCCAAGGGTATCTGGACCAAATTTCCGTCGCGGGGAAATTGGATTTAACACTGGACAACGTTGCCTTGGGGTTTTTGAACGCAACAGATAACGTGGAAGCCCTCCGGGCGGCCATGACCAAGTTGGCAGAGGAAGGCGGAGGGCTTACCGCGTTTTTGAAGTTCCTAGGACTTAGTGCTGAGGAATCTAGGGCGCAGGTTGATGCACTAAAACGTAGCATCGACACGCTTGGGGAAGATAATACACAGGATAGACCCAAAGGATTTGAAGAGCGAGCGGCTTCACAAGACCGGCAGTTTTCGGCCATATACGCTGCTGCGAATATGCAAGCTATCCATGACAAGATAAACCGAGCAAACTATAGGTTGAGACAGTTGAGCCCCGATGCTGATGAAGGTATAAGAGCCGGGTTATTAGCGGAGGTTGCAGAGGGCCAGCGTCGTCTCGATGCTTTGCAAACCGCACATCGGGGAGGTCGTAGCCGGGGGGGGCTGGCCCTGGTGGGAGAGGCTGGACCGGAACTTGTGAACCTGCCCGCTGGTGCCAATGTAACGGCCAACAGCGCCCTTCGGGGCGGGATGGGGGGGTCTAAGGTGTTGAACCTAACCCTTAACTTTAACGCGCCGACCTTTGATTCTAGGGCAGCCATCGCCCAGGCCGTTCGGGACATAGAACACGAGGGCGGGTTCGACGACCTGTTCCGGGACCGGTAAGTGGTAACGCCCAAGTACAAGCTGCGGGTTGATTGGGATGGGTCCAGCGGTTTTAACCAGACCGGGGCGGAACTATCCTCCCGGCTACTTGCCCTGGAGTGTTGGCATGGCCGGGACTTTGCTAGCAACCTAGTAGGGAAGGGCGTGGCTGGTGGTCTGGTCGCTACGTTGAATAACAACAGCGGAGATTACTCCAGTTTCAACACAGGTAGTCCGTTGACTGGCAACGTTAAGCCCGACAAGGAAATAAGACTTACAGTTCATGGCCGGGCAGCCCAGTTCACCATAGCCAACTCTGAATACTTTACTGGTGGGGACGTTCTCGATGTTACCACCGGCGACTTTTCTCTGTTCGGGTGGCTCTATATCGACTCCCTGGCGACGGTCCAGGGCATTGTCAACAAACGGGACCGAGCCAGCGCCACCAACCTCGGCTATGCGGTAGAACTCCAGACAGATGGGACTTTGGACTTCCTGATATCCGATGGCACCTCGGTGACGACTATATCCTCGACTACGGTGTTTTCTACGGGGACCTGGTACTTCTGGGTTCTGACCGCTGATCGGGATGGTAATGCCCAGTTCTATATCAACGCTGGGGCGGCAGAGGGCGCGGCCAGCATAGTGTCCCAGAACGGGACCCTGGCGAACGCCATAGCC